ACTAAGTTAGTTTCATCTACTTCTATAAGTAAGTTACCTGATAGCACTGCATTATCAACTGCCATTCTCATAAAACCATTCATCAATGTTTGTGTGTCATCCATGTTTTCTGCAATACCGACACCAAAGAATGAATATGGGTTTAGTTCATATGGAACTGCCATGTATGGTATCTTAGCAGGTTTAAACGGATTGAGAACCATTCTTAATAACTTACCATCACAAATCCAAATGTTTGCTTGTAATTCATCAAAGTCTTTTAACTCATCAGGTATTTCTACTTCGTTGTCTATTAGCAGTTGTGTATCACACATACCCCAATATTCTAAGACCTCAAAACGATACACACCATGTTCAGGTGCGTAGTCTGATAAATCATCTTCCCAATATTTCTTAACATAAGACTCACCTGATTCAACAACTTGATCTATTACGTTACCTCTAAAGTAAGGTCTTTTCTTGAGAGAACGTAGTTGTGATCTAGACATCTTATGTCTTTCAATAACATACTGTGCCTCATCCATGTTGTTAGCATCAGGGTCAGGATAAAAGTTCCAAACAGATACATGTGATGTTGAAGGAACTGTTTTAAACATAGGACTATATTCACCTTCATCATCCCAATTAGGATATTCTTTATCTATAGCAAAAGGTCCTTTCATGACACCTGTGCCAAACAAAGCCATCTCAAAAGCAGTGCTTCTTAGTTGTTTGGTAGCACCTGACTCTTGAAGTTGATCCATAATTTTTTGTTCCATGTTTTTAGCTGCAACCATAGCAGGACTAAATGTAACTGCAGTAGGTGTTTTACCTGTTTCTTCTTTTAAATTGTCAATGCCCTCTAGCTTTTCTTGAAGAGGTCCAAGATTTTCTGATAAAGTTCTTTCAGTCGCACCTTTTGGAAAATCCATGCCATCGCCTTCAAAGCCATACGGAGAAGTTTCTTCACCCCTGCCACGCAACGCTTCAGGCTCTTTCGGGTCAAAACTGACATCCTTCGCCACACCTTCTGGTAACATTGTTGGCTCAACGCTAATAGGAAATTTGTTACCTGCAAATAGCACGTCAACAATTTGTCCGTAAGCTGCGAGAGTTTTAGTTTTTGTAACTTTGATAAAAACTCTTGACTTTTCTGCTTCAGTAAATTGTACATCGCTTCCATATATCCCCCTATAGTTGGTGTAAGAACGTAACCATCGTTCTTCATCATTTCTTCTGTAGTCTTCTGCTCTATCATATCTTTCTTGTACAAAAGGTATTATACCATTTACACCTGCATCTGATAGATCAGAGTCATCTGTGTCCTCTAATGCTATTGCATCATCTTCAATCATAATTTCATTATTTTCTTCTGCCATATTAATATCCAAAAGTTGAGTCTGCTATCGGCATACCTTGAGAAGGTCTACCCACAGGGTCATAGTCAAATATACTAAATCTAGGTCTTGACATAATACCATATCTTAATGCGTCATAGATATGATCTTCGGCTTTGGTATCCACGTCTTCAGGATTCCTTTTATCTAGAGGTATTGCAGGTATCTGTGATATAGCATTTGTACATGTATTAAAGAACACCATTCTTGGTTGCTCTGTAAACTCATCTACCTGTAACCTTCTGTGTATTTCGTTTTTACCTGCAACACGACTGCCTTTACTTCTATCTGAAGGTCTCCAACGACACCCTCGTTGTATCATCTGTTCAGCAAGAGAAGGACCAGTATCACCCCTCCTGTGCCAAAGAGAACTGTCCAAAACACCATACTTAATATTTCCATCATCGGCTTCTAGCTCTAGTATCATATCTGCCAAATCTGTGGCAAGGACTTTACTAACGTACAACTCTCTATATATAATAATCTGTTCATCTGGAGAAACAGCAAACCACAACACCCCACTATAAGAGCCATAACCATAGTCACAAGCACGAAATTTAACCCAATTTCTTGGAATGTCAAAAGGTTCAATAACGTGAATATCCCTATTAAACTCAGAGAAAGCAGCACCTTCTTTAATATCCCAATCACCCTCAAGCAACTGCTTACGTTGGTGTTCAGGGAGGGATAGAAGCATCGCTTCATAATCTCCTTGAGCCGACAAGTATGGATTATCAGACAATCTAGCAGGTATGAATCTTCGTTGAAATAGTGCTTGACCTGCTTTTTCATGATTGCTAGGATACTGCAAAACCTGTCCTGTCTCAATATTTGTGGCATCAAAATTCTTTCCATAAGGTGCAGGGTCAATAAACATCTTTTTGACCCACTGATGTCCCGGACCTCCGGGGTTCGTTGTTGCTCTCATATATACAGGTAAATCAGGAGCAGTAGAACGAAGTCTTGACCTCATGTAGTTCCACGCATAAGGAGTTGCCCATTGCGTCAATTCATCAAAGCCTATCCAACTAAAGGCTAAACCTTGATATCTTAGAACATCATCATCTCTATCTAGATATGACATCCAAAGTCTAGCACCTGATGGTGCTTCCCATTGCATCTTTCTTTCCGACCACTTGATCCCCTTCCATATTTGAGGATATAGTTCCTTTGACTTAAATATAAGTTCTCGTAATTCTTCTGTTGTATGTCGTAATAGTAATCCACTAAATGATGGATGACCCATGTAACGTAGTGGGTCTGCTAACATGGCATATGATTTACCACCACCTGCACTACCACCATACAATACTTCTCGTTCACTCGCTGCAAGAAACTCTGTTTGAGGTCCTTCGTTTGGTTTAAAGATAATATTTTGTTCTTCTATAGGAATCGGTATGCTTTCTACCTCTTCTATTATCTTAGGCTTTTGCTCCGATTCTACTTTCTTCGATGGTTTTCGCTTTTTGTATTGCCTTTTGGGCGTATTCAGACCATTTTCTAAGAGTTCTAGCCTTGTTCTTACGTTGTTGCTCATGCATTAATCTTTTTCTTAATCCTACGTGAGATATATCTCTTCCTGTTTTTTTAGTCAACCAATTAGCTACTTGTCTATATGAATATTGATTTACATATTTTCTAGCTAACTCTATAGCTTCTAACTCGTAAGGTACAGGATCAAGTAAGTCACTATCCTCTTCATTAAGTTTATAACCAAAAGGTATAGTTCTTGCTATACGTGGTATCTGTATCCAATCTTTTTGCTCTTCGTCTTTTAAATCTGTTGGTTGTGGTAACTTCCACTTTCCTAAACTTCTATCCATTTTCCTTTTTTGGTGGTAATAACATCACTCCACCTGATGCTTCCACCTGCACCTTTTCTGTTTTAGTCAAACCTACTCTGTCTAATAATTCTTTAGCAGCAGATAACCTATCTCTTATACCGAGTTGTGTAGGTTCATCAACTCCACTCACCATAGCCACTGCTGCCTTCGGAGCATTCCTACTCATAAACATTTGAGTAGCTTCCATGATTTCATCTTTCATTGATGCAACAATAGAGGAAGTTGCAGAGTGCTCAGAATATCCTGCTAATAGTTTTGCTTGTACAACATCACCATTAGCTTCTTCAAATAAAACTTCTAGAAACTTTTTTTGTCTTTCAGTTAGTTCTCTTTTTGTCAATGTGGTATTCCTTGTGCTACGACTCTATCTATAAGACGTTGTGCTCTGTTAGTTGTCTGTTTATACCAACGTGAGTCTTCCATCTGATTTGCCATTTCTTGATAGTCCTCTGCTTCTACTGCAGCTATCATCTTCTTAAATTTGGATAAACGAGGTTTGCCAAGTTGAAATGACATATTAATTAATACGTGTTGTATTTCGTCAGGCAGTTTATCAAAAGCACTGAATATGGTTTGACAGTCTTGTATTGCAACTTGCACATCATTTAAAAACCAATCTTGTACTTGTTGTTCAGGTACAGGATATCCTATAGGTTTACCATAGTAATCTATATCCCATTCTGTAATAAGATGCCCGATCCCCCCAGTCAAATGATTTTCTGAGCAATAGTACAATTCGTACTTTACACCCTCATCTGCCTCAATTTCTTCTCTTAACGTATTTATATTCATCGTTTAAGTCCTAGCTCTAGTTGTTTCTTACGTATCTCTTTGACATGTAAGTGCCAAAAATAGTTACCTATTTTACATATTATACTTGATAATTTTAAAAATGTCAATGCTTTTATGCTCATGCTCTTTTTGCTATCTTTTGTTCTAGATGACTAATAAGTATTTCTCTCATGTGAACTGCTCTTGCTCTATCTGTAAAAGAATATTCTCGTATATCATCTGCCTCAACTCTAAGAGAAAACGTATAGAATGCTCCCTGTTTTACAATAGGTGAAGCACTACCTCTAGCTATTTTCTGTGGATTAACTAATGTTCCAAAATTTGTTTCAATAATTTTAGCCATTACTTTTTGCCTTTCAACATCTTTGCTGCTTGACCTACACCTTTGATACCAAATGATGCAGATATGGCTATATACAATAGGTACTGATACCAATCAGGAAGTGTTGCTAGTATCTCAAAGCCATCTTTTACATACTCCCTCATACCGGGGATAAAAACTAGTATAGCAGGAGCTAATAGCACAACTAATGCAAATTCGTCTTTCCACGAATCCACTGTAGCATCTGCCATCTTACCTTCCCACTCAACCTGACCTGTTGCAACCTTTTCAGCAACAGTAGCACGAGCTTTTGCCTCTGCAACTTTAGCTTGTCCATCTGCCTTTGTTTTTTCTATTTTGTTTTGAAACCACGTTCCTGCGAGGTTTGCGATTGGTCCTATTAGTGCTTGTATCATTTTGTAACTTCTCTTTTATTCTTTCCTGTTTTAATTTTTCTTTTAACTTAGCTGTATCTACGAAATCTTGATGTTTTCTTTGCAATCTTTTTGGGTTGCTTAGATACCTGTTTACCTGCTCTAGTCGCTTTTCGTTTAGCAGCCGTAGAACGGGCATATTCACTGGGCGAAAGAGCCTTAATCGCTTTCTCAGGTAAGTAACGCTCACCAGTTGCTTTACTCCCTTGTGTACTAGGTTTACCACTTTTGGTTCGCCATTTTTGTTTTGTCCACGCAACTAGTGACCTCTGTGATTTTTTAAGTGCCATTCATATGCTTCCTTAATTTCCTCAATAGTTCTTTTACACCCTATACAAATATTATCTTTTAGTTTACATACACCTATGCAAGGTGTTTCTAAAATCTTCCTACCCATTTGCCTACAAACCAAGCCATCAACCCTGCAAAGAATAATACAATTATAGCAGCTATTCCATAACCTAGATATTCCATCAACTCTTCTTTACGCTTCTGTGCCATCTTTTCTTGATAGCGTCTTGACTTTCTAGCTTCAGCTTGAAAAGATTGCCAATCTTGCCAAAGACCCGGTCTGCCTAGATAAATCATCATCTTCTTGAGTTCTTCTTCTTTCTCTCTTATCTGTTCAAGAGCCATGAACTCATCTAAATCTGCACCACCTGCACCTCTAGCTTTTTTCTTTTTCAAATTTTTTTCTATCTCTTCTTTTGAAAATACAAAATCGCTTATATGTTTTGCACATCCACTCAGTTCTTTTCCGTTGGACACGAATTGTTTTATAACACTGAAAGCAGCATTCGCTGCAGCTAGTTCTGCTAACATTTTATTTCCTTATGGGTTTACAATATGCAGTTATTCGTTGATTTCCATCCTCTGTTGGTATAGCTGGTTGGTTATGCAGACGTTCTGCAAAGTATAGACATTTATCAATATCTTCAAATCTTTGGGTTTGGTTTATAACTCTTGTGTCAATCATAAACACAAGAAGAAACTCTATCATACAGGTGCTCCCTGCACCTCATCTTCTTCTTCGTGACACTCACAGTTGCATTCATCACAATCGCAATCATAGCATTCACAAGTATCACACCTTTTTCTTTTTTCGTTCATGTGCTTTCTTCA